AACCCCAGTTTATTTAAAATTAAAATCAAAATTGTACGAAAACTTAATGGGTGAATATTATGATTGGTACGATAATAAAAAAGAAGAGTCAACATCACTTACAATTCAATTTAGTAAATTAATGAAAGTAAGGCAAGTTATTGCCGAAGAAAAAATAAATAACACGATTGAATTAGCTCAAAATATAATTGACCAAGACAAAAAAGTTATTATTTTTACAAATTTTACTGACACGTTAAATAGAATTGCTGACCATTTTGGTAAACAATCGGTTAGGTTAGATGGTTCAACCCCAAAATTAAAAAGACAAGAATCCGTGGACCAATTTCAAGAAAATGAAAAAGTAAAAGTCTTTGTTGGTAATATGAGAGCAGCCGGAGTTGGAATAACTTTAACATCGGCAGAAGCGGTTATTATTAACGATTTGTCTTTTGTTCCTGGGGAATTATCTCAAGCTGAAGACAGAGCTTATAGGTANGGTCAAAAAAACAACGTTTTAGTTTACTATCCAATATTTCATAATACTATTGAAGGGGGGATATATGATATTGTTGTTAATAAAAAACAAATCATTGATACTGTGATGGGTGATAATTTAGATAAAAGCGACGTTGTTGCTGAAATCATGAACAGAATACAAGAAAAAAGATAAGGTACCTGTTATTAACAATTACAGTCCCTTGTAATATTTATTGTAAATGGAAAAATTAAAATTAAAATCACAAAAGATTGAAAAACAAATCTTATTAGCCGAAAAACAAGACGTTAAAGAAACCCTTATTACCGAAATGAAAAAAATCGGTATTGAAAAATTACCCTATTCGTACACTTCTTTAAAAAAATTTATTGACTCTGAAACAATGTCAATACATTATAATCGTCATTATAAAAATTATGTTGAAAAATTAAACAAACTAATTTCTAAAAAAGATTATCCAGATATGGAACTCGAAGAAATTGTTAAATCTATTAGTCGATTTAATAAAGGGGTTAGAAATAATGCAGGTGGGGCGTTTAATCACGCTTTGTTTTGGAAAATGTTGTCTCCAACAACTCAAGAACCTAATGGTGAAGTATTAGAAAGAATTAAAAAAGATTTTGGAACTTATAAAAGTTTTGTTAATATGTTTCAAAACGCAGCAAAAGAAAGATTTGGTTCTGGATGGGTTTGGTTGGTTTTAACTAAAAATAACGTATTAAAAATACTTTCGACTGAAAACCAAGACAATCCGTTAATGAATGTTGTGAAAGATGGCGGATACCCAATATTAGGGTTAGATTTATGGGAACACGCGTATTATTTAAAATATCGAAATAAAAGAGACGAATACGTTACTAATTTTTGGAAATGTGTAAATTGGGAATTTGTTAATTCACTTTATAATTCAAGATTAAAGAAAAAAATTAATGAAACAGAAAATTTACGTAAACTTATTTCTGAAACAAAATCAAATACTTGTAGTTGGCCAGAGGTTGAAGCGATTAGGTTTATTTTTAATAACAATCCAAATATTAAATATATGTACAGAACGGCTATAGATATAATTTTATCTGAAGTTTTTCCTGAACATTATTATAAAGAAAATGAGTATGAACCAAACAGTTTATATGGAATTTATGATTTAGAACAACCTGGAAGGTCAGGAATAAATAAATTAAACACTAATTATAACACTTTTTGTACCTTACTTAAAGATATAAATCTTGTTATTACCCGTGAAAAAGGAAGTGACCCAATAAATAAAATAAATATTGTTGGTGTTAAACCATTTGAACAAATATTACAAACTAAAAAATTTATTGAATATTTAAACGAATATAAATTTCGAATCTTTTCAAGAAATTCAGAAACATTTAATAATTTAATGGTAATTTTAAAAGAAAAAGACTCTATTGGTGAAAAAAGAGAATCGTCAGTTGTCAAAAAACTTAAAGAAATTTATGGCGAAGACAACGTAATAAAAGTAGGTGAATTAGGTAGTAAAAGAGACACTAAAGATGGTGTGGATTGTGAAATAATTATAAATGGGGAGGTATTAACAGCTCAAATAAAACCATTTTTAAAAGCTGAAGATATCGGGGAAAATTTTAAAATGCACAATACTGGAAATGTAAAACCTTACAAAACAAATTTTATTATTTTTTCAACAATGAGTAATAAAATAATGGTATTTAAAAATGATGATATCACAATTAAAAATGGTAATTATATAATACCAAAGAAAAATTTAATTCATAATATTTATTAGTATGTTAAATATTAAATTGTCAAAAAAACAATTAAAAGTTTTAGTTGAAGATATAAATAACAATATCGATTACACATATCGACTTTGCAAACAATCAGTTGACAAAAAAATTAACTCCTCCCCTTGGTGCGAATTAAAAAATATAAGTTATCGAGCGTCAGATGTTTTAAACAAACAATTACAGGAAACTTTAAAAACCTTACTTGATTTTTTTCCTAGACATCATACAGGTATTTTACCTAACATTATTAAAATTTCACAACAAGACCAAAATAGAACTATTTCGTTTTTAAAAACAATTGCCGATTTTATAAACGACCCATTGTTTAGTGATGACCAAAGTAAAAAAACATTACAAAATTTTAAAAATCTTGATGAAATACCAANTGATTTAGAAGACCTTTTAANAGTTGTAAGAGCTAAAGAATATTCAAATTATGAAAATTCTTTTGTTGGGAACGAATTTACACTCAAACGAGGAATGTTAAAACTAGATTACAAATGTGGCGATTTAACTGAAACTAAAAATTTTTTTGAAATAATTAAAAAAATTAATCAAGATTCTAATTTAGCATCTGAATATTGCACAAAAATTATTGAATGTGTAAAATCTTCAATAAATAACATAAACATTCCGCAAAAAGGAGATTTAATTACTAATTCACCATTATACGTTATTGAAAATGGGGTTAATAAAAAGATTTTTGATGCCAATTCTTTTTTTGAAGTTAAAAAAATGGATGTCGAAATTGATAGTTACCTTTCAGAATTTTTTTCTATTTTTAAAAAAACAGATTTAAAAAGTTTAAAACCGGAGTATATTCAAACATATAATAAAGTAATGTCAGTATTATATATGTGGATTAAATCTAATGGAAATGAATTTTTAAATAATGTAAGAAAATCACTTAATGGAATAATTTATGATAAAAACATAATTGTTCCAACAGAAAATATTGAATTTTATTGGTCAAATAAAGGACAACGAGGTTGTGATGAATTAAGACTTTCTATACGATTTAGAATTAAACCTCAAATCACAAAAATTAATGGTTACAAATACATTAACGGGTCAAATATTCTTGAAAATTTTGTTTTTGATGTAAAACAAAAAGACACTGAGCAAATAATTTGTAAATAATCGAGAGTTTTCAATAACTTAAATATTTATACAATAAATACTNTATGTCAATTATCGCAGAACCGCAAAGAACGGAACTTTATACAAGATTGAGGCATTTACTTGGTGCTCCTCTTAGAAGTGTTGAATTAGAAGATGAGCAATTAGATTCTTTTTTACAATTATCNATTGATGATTATTCACAATATGTTCAAGACTGGTTAATTGACTCACAATGGGCATCTTTGGATAATCTTAATTTATCAACACAATCATTATCTAAAGCTTTTTTAACTAAAAGTTTAAATTATGAACAACGTTATTCCTACGCATATTCAAAAATAGTTGGGTTACAAGCCGGTGGAGATTCGGTCTTAAAAAAAGACTATATTGTTTTAGAAGCAAATCAACAAATTTATGAAATCCCAGCTGGGAGAGAAATTAATGAATTATTATGGTTTTCTCCATCGGAATTAAACAACGCAATGTTTGACCCTTGGTCTTTCGGGTCATTGGGAGCTGGTGGGGGATTAGGTGGTGGAGGTGGATTGGCACAACCGGCCGGTATGGGTGGTGGGTATTTTATGATGCCCGCCTTTGATATGTTGTTAAGAATGCAAGAGATTAACATTCAACGAAGAATTATTGCCGGAGACTTAACATATAGAATAACCGCATTACCTGATGGTAAAAAAGCAATTCATTTAATGAACACTCCAGGTGGTAAATTTGATTTTGGTAACGGAACTTTAACTAAAGGTAAGGTTTGGTATTGGTATTATGATGTTGGTCCAGACGATAGAGATAAATGTTTAAAAATGAATCCAGATATTATTAAATTACCATCAGACGTACCAATGGATAAAATTTACTGGGAAGAACTTAATAGTCCATCCCAAATTTGGATTCGTCGTTGGTTTTTTGCATACGCAAAAGAAGCTCTTGGAAGAATTCGTGGTAAATTTAGTGGCAATTTAAAAACGCCGGATAGTGAACTAACTATGGATTACACATCGTTATTTACGGAAGCTAAAGATGAAAAACTTAAATTATTAGAAGAGTTAATTGGGACTGAAGGTAGATTAACAAGACTAAGACCAGAAAAAGTTATGGAAAGAGAGTCATTAATTGCGAAATCTTTAAACGAACAAATGAAATTTAGAGCGTTTCCAAGACAAATTTATGTAATTTAAAATATAAAAATATGAGTATAATTAAAAAAGGGCATTTTATAAGAAAAACAATTGGTGAAAAACAATTTAAAGTTGATTCTGCTGTAGATGAAGGTAAAAAATTTATAACTGAAGAAGTTTATAATACTAATGGTGAGTATCTGTTAGTGATAAAAAACGTTGACACATGTAGAGTTACTTTAGATTCGGACACAACTGACCATATTATAATTAAAGCGTTAACAGGGACCTATATTGTTCCAAAACAAGGGTTAATTGATGACCAATATGGTGAAATTTTTATTGATAAAGGAGCGTGTGTTGAATTTTATTCGTTAGAAAATCAATGGTTTATTGTATCTTCAGATGGACTTAAACTAGACGAAAACTAATTTAAAACTCCGAATAAAAAACTTTACCTCGGTCTACAAAATCCTCAGTATGTTCGCTAAATTCTAATTGAATAATATTGTCAATAGGGTAAAAAACAAATTTACCGTGAGACCCTTCATTTATTTCCCACCCACTATAAAAATTACCTAAACTCTCATATAAAAAATTCTCAACATCATTATCGTAATTTACGTCTAACAATCCATTATTTTCATCATAAACTGACGTTTCTATATCACCACTATCTCCACCACCATTAAATTCAACATAAGCAATAGGAATATTAAATTCTGTTAATAATTTCATAAATTTTACAACTCCTTTATTATCTTTAAAATCGTTTAAATCGTACTCAGTTCCAGATTCACTTTCTCCAAATACTTTTTCATTTAAAGTAATTAATATTTTACATTCTACCGCGTCAATATTAATGTCTAATTCGCCACTATTATCACAATCAGAAAAATATTTTGAAGATAATTCATTATCTTCTATAATTTGATTAATTACAGAATCAATAGCGTCGTAAGTATCAAAAAAACGTCCAGTAGATGAAATCCATTGGTCATTTAAATCGTCAATTTGACAATCAGAAATCCAACATGTTTTATTAGTCTCAGTATGACCATGTGATTGTACATAATAAGAAAATAATTTTAAAGTTTTTTTCTGAGCTGGGCTTAAATTATCAAAATCTTCTTTTGTCTTATCCATAAATATTTTCTTTTTTTATAAATATTATAAATAACGTAAATATTAAAATTTAAACAAAATTTTGCCAACCTTCAGACGCAAAATCATAAATATAATCAGGAGAAACATTTATATTTTTCCAAAATGTTNGTTCATCATTAGTGATTTCTAATAAATCTTCAATAGTGTCTTGATTTTCAATTTTAAATGGNTGACCATTTATTANTTCACATTGTTCTTTAGTAAATAACCCCATATCATCTGGATTATTAACTAACAATGAATGTCTAACAATATCTTTAAAAACCACTAATAATGGTTGTATTCGTTTATTAAAAGTGGCAATAGCTCTAGCAACATTATAATCGCCTTTCATTTCTGGATTATTTTCTAAAGTTTTTTGTTCTAACAAATAACAATTAATCTGTATTTCAGTTTTATCGGGAGGAGCTGGTTTACCGTTTTTAATTTCATATAATTCTCTTTGTTTTTTTGTCATTTTAAATGCAAAAACTTTTTGAACATCACCTTGAGAAGCTTTGTTTGCATTATTAACATAATAAACCACATCGCCCAAATTAGGAGTTAATTTATTTTTAATGATTAATTCCATATGAGCCATCATACTCATAGCTCCTCCAGACTTACTTGTTTGTTTAGAACGTTTTACATAATCAGTTATACTTAATTTAACTTTGGCACGTTGAGCAATTTTCATTAAAGGAATTTGTTTATTGTATATAACTGACAAATATTCATAATACCAATCAACAAATTGTTTACCATTACCCTCAAGTAACATCCTAACNCCNTTATCTAAAAAATCTTCAATATAAAGAGGTAATTTTTTTGATTTAATAGTATTACCAGTTAGTTTAATTTTTCCTTCATGTTCTAAAGTGGCGTAATTTTTTCTTGCTAAATTTATACACGATTTCCAAGTACCGTCACAATCCAAACCCATCGCTCCTCTCATAAAAATATCGTTAAATTCGGCAACATCCGCATTATAACCAGTATATTCTTTGTCTTTTTTTACTAACCAATTAAGACCTTTACCAATGTATTTTCTATTATCGACCCCATCATTTGGTAATGAAAAATTCATACCATCTGTATCACAAACAAGTGGAATATATCCTTTTTTCATAAAAAATTTTAACATTTGACGAAGATATTGTCTACCAGTACANGTAATTTTTTCTCCACAATCCATNTCNCCCCAATTAAAAACGTGAGGAGCGCTTAACGAACCAAAAAAAGCNTTTATAAATATTTTTANTGGTAATTGTTTACGTCCATATGATAATGATTTTTTATAATCAATAGATTTATATTCNGANGCTAAATTTTTATACATAATACGAGAATCCCTAAAATAACCTAACATTCCTTTCATTACNCCAGTAACATCNCATTTAGGNAAAACATCATGTACTAATTGTATTGAAGGGTAAAGTGAAGAATAGTCAAGTTTTAATACNTCTTTAGAATAACCAACTTTTAATAACCTTGATAACCCACCAACAAAATCACGTTTTCCTTGTTTTTTAGGTATTGCTAATTTGTGTTTATATGACCAAGCTAACATAATCATACGCCAAAGAGTTGCGGTTCCCATTGTTGATACTCTTTCATATGTTGTTGGTACTAGAGAAGCTAATAAAAACGTACCTTGGTTAAATTCATCATCCACTAATAAAGTTTCTTCTAAGTCATCATCAAGATATCTTTCAACAATATTATCTCCGGTTACTTTGATATACGTTCCCGGAAATCTTTTATCTAAATCATTAAATTCTGGTTTATCAGCCATTTTATATTTGCCATTGGTAACGTTTAACCAAAATTCATTTTTTTCTTTATACATTTTCCCAATTTCTTCGTGATTTATATAAACACGGTCAGGAGCTTCAGCATCAATATATTTTGTAATATACTTTAGACCCGCAGATTTTATACCAGAATTAATTGCTTGAGCTCTTCTTACAGAATGGATAATATCAATTACATTATATCCCCATATGCCTACTTGATTGTATCGTTCAACCTCATTAGCTAATTTTAATAAGTTTTCGGTTTGTTTTATTTTATGGTTTGGATTTAAAGTTTTACAAACTTTTTTAATGTCAACATTAAGTGATTTACATCTTTCAAATATCCAAAACCAATCAAAATTTGCTGAATTATATCCACCAATAATACTTGGTTTAATTTCATCAATAATATTAAAAAACTCAATTAAACCTGATTTTTCCTCTTCTTCATTAGAACATTCAATAACTCTTTGTAAACCTTTATTGGTTTTTATACCAATCATGAAAATACGCCCATCTTTAGGCTCAAGGGAAGTTGTTTCTAAGTCAAATACTAATCTTGTGATATCGTTATACTCACTATACCCTTTAAATAATCGTTTTTCTTTTTGTATGAGATACTGTTCTACAGGAGGTAAAATAGTGATTAAATCTTTTGTGTTTTCCCCCCAAGGCTCAAGACCACCATCTTTAAAAAATTGAATTAATGAACGGTACCCTTTAAGAGATTTAACCATAAACTTTAATCCCGATTCCAATCTTTCGTCCCCTTTAGTTTCAAGTTTTTCAACCATGATACCATATTTAGACATAGCTTCTTTTTGAATCGCTTTGGACGATTTATAAAAATTTAATTCTTTTAGGTCTCCGACCCAAGCAAATGCGGTAAAAGTGTCTTTTTTAATTGTTTTTCCTTGACCAGGGATTTCTTTGATTTTATAAATTGAATCTGACATATAATCAAATTCAATTGACACTATATGCTCTTCTGGGTCATTACCTTCTAAAAAAGACTTAATTTCTTCTTGACTAATCATATTATATTTTTTTAAAATGACATATTAGCTCTGATTTTAAATCAGATTTGTCTTGTTTCTATAAATATATTGGAAATCTTTAGTTAAGTCAAATAATAAAAAAAGACCCGAAGGTCTTTTTGTTTATAAAGGTAATCCTGACACATATTCTGATGTTAGGTCAACCCAACCACCGTCAATACTATATTTCCAAAATTGGTCAATATTAACATATGATTCATATCCATAATCAGTGTTAATAAACACTCCACTAGAGAAAAATATTTCAAGAGAAGGTCTTGATGCCAAAACACTACTTGTCGCACCAGATAAATTAGTTTTTAAATAATCAAATGCGTTTTCTTTAATTTTATTTGTCGAAAAAACCATTCTTTTATTATAGATTTGTTCGGTTGACCCCGTAAACCCTGTTAATGTACCCCTAAACGGCCATAAAATATCAATTAATTTATAAAATTCATAATCACCTGAACCTGAATAAGTACTAAATGTTGGTGTGGTGGCACTCCAAGTTGTTAATACCTCACCTATTGCTCCAGCTACAGCTCCACAAGTATTGTCAGTAATACTATCTGTTTTGCCTTTTCTAAACATTCTACCTGCACGACCATCTATAGTAACACCAATGTGTGGTGTACTTGTAATAAATAAAGTTCCTCCAGTCGTAATATGACTCGCCCATGCTCCTAATCCAACAGTTCCAACAAATGGAAACCCAGCCAAACCTCCTGACATAAACGGACCAAGAAATGTGTTCATAGAATTTGGAAATTGTCCAATATTATCAACTCCCGTAAAAACAGGTCCATCGACATCATCAGAACATATGCCTTCAGCATAAATAATATCATCCGCAGAATAACCTTTACTGGCAATAAAACCTTTTGTGTATTCACCCCAAGATTCAGATAATGTTGAAGATGAATATGCTAAACCACCTTCCGGATTAACAATAGTTCTAAGAGTAGTTGTGTAACCAGATTGTAATGGTGCAGGTTCTGCCACATTAAAATTATAAATGTAATTATATTCTAATACATTAATATTGTAACTACCATACGGATATGAAGTTACGTTATTAAATGGTATTGTTTTGATACCTAAATTTTGTAATGTTCCACCTGACGCTGGTGTAAAGGTAACCGCGGCGGTTTTACCTATTAAATTATTACTGATAAATCTTAAACCTATTGACATACTTATTTTTTTTTGTTTTGTTTATAAATATCCGTAATTATAATAAAATTTCTAATCTGATATCATTATTTGGTATAATGTCATCATCTAAATTATTATCAGGAATATTATATGATAGAATATCATTATTTGGTATAGCAATCTCTGTTAAATCATTCGATGGAATATTTGTTGGTGTTGGTGTTGGATTGACTGGGTTAACACAACACGGAAAATCTGAAACATAACAAGATGTAAATTCTAAATCGTCAGCAATAAACGAATCTTGAATATTAATATATAATTTTTCTCTAGTTGGTGTAATTAAAACACCGTCACTATTTCTTAACATGAATTGACCTTCAAACCTTCCAGTTTTACTAGTGTCTTTTGAGGTGAATTGATAATATATATAATATTCTGGTTCAGCGTTTGGTTCATCAAAAGTTTTTTCTACAAACCCTGCAGGTCTAGATGAAATTTTTGGTATTCCACTTTCAATATCAGTCATTGAAAAGAATATTGATGAAACTTCAATTAACTTCATAAAGTTATTGTAATCACTTCTACCGTCTTTAACAATTTGCAATTTTAATAAGGGTAACGTTGAATTTTTTTTAATTATAAATTCCATCTAAATTTTATTTATAAATACCTGAGAAAACAAAAATATTAACATCCGATATTGGATGAATTTAATTAAAAAAAAGTAATAAAGATTAAATTAACATTCTTTTCTTAATTCCGCAGCGTAATGATGAAATCTATGATGCTCAGTGGGTGTTAATAATAAAATTCCCGGATTTATATGTCCTTTTACAGTTTCTTGATAAGCGTAGGACATTAATGTCTGTTCAAACGGAGATTGGAATTTTGTTTCCAAATAACATCTAAAATTACCTTCTTTTGTTAAAAGAATCGGCCAGTTACATAAATACGAATGACCTGTAGCATATGGTAACCCTTGATATGACTTAATATTTTCAAATAATGTATTAGGAGCGTTGGGGTCTAAACCTTGAACTGGTAATTTTGGTTTGTTAGGCCAATTTACCTCTCTAAATGATTGTGGGGTATTATACCAAGCAAATTGGATATCGTTAGACCCATAAAATTCAGTAAAATTTAACTTTAAAAAATCAAAATTTTCTTTTTTAATAATTTGTAGTGATTTACTATAAAGATTTGTAACGTACCTATTAAAACCATTTCTACATACTTCACCTTTTTTTGAATAAAAATTCATGTCATCTTCAAAAAAGTAATAAAAATCTAAATCTGTCGTGTCAAAATGTTCGGCAATATAAACTCGGCCTCTAACAATACCAAGATTTTCACCAGTACTAATCCTTTCAAACCCATATTCCTCACAAAGTTCTTGGTATCTTGGAGTTGTTGTTATATCGGTAGAATTATCCAGTAAAAATTTTTTAGGTTTAAGTATAAAATCTTTATC